TTTGCTGCTATTAATTCAGCAACAAGTTTAAAACTAACTGGGTTACTGGTTCCAAGATCATAGATCCCAGATGGTTTATCATTATTAAGAACGACTTCTACTATATCTCCAACCCAGATAAAATCTCTTAGGTACTTACCTGATCCTTCAAACAGTTTTAGTTTACCTGTTTCTTTTATCTGTTGTGTAAACTTATGTACAGGACTTGCTTGATCTCCTTTTTTATCTTCTCCTTCTCCATATACATTAAAGTATCTGAAACTTTGAATGGATGAGAACTTATCTAGGTTGTCTTGAATGTAATAATCTATCTGTAGTTTAGTGATAGCATAATAATTTAATGGAGATATTTTATTAGGTGTGGTTGCCCATAAACTTTTTCTTGTATTGCCATACACCGATGCAGAAGAGGCAAACTTAACATCTATTTGATGCTCTATTGCCTTCTCAAACAGTTCTATAGTGAACCAAACATTAGTTCTATGGAGTTTATCTATATCTGTTTCTGTCGTGTCTGAGATCGCTCCTTGGTGTAATATGAGGGATACTTTATCCCAATCTTTGAAGTATGCTATCCAATCCCAACAATCATGTTCATCAACTGTAACGATTTCTTCATCAGAATGCTCTATTAGATACTTAAGAAAGTTTTGACCAATGAATCCTTTTGATCCTGTTAATATAATCATAGATAAATACTTAAAATTATTGTGTTTTTAAATGGCTTTTGGACTATTAAATAGTATTATACCACCAGTTGGCCAACCTGGCACATTATATATGGGAGGCAGTGACAAACTTACTGTTGGTAAGGTATCTATATCGAGTAAGAATTCTACTCCTGCTCGTATTCAACTTGGGTATGAGGATGGAACAGCATTAAGATATTTTGAATATAATAAGACGGTTAAGTACGGTCAGACATATGAAACTCAAGATATACATTTAGGTGCTGGACAAAAATTAGTAGCTAGAACTGATCAGACTGATATTAATTTCTTTTTTTATGGTCAAACTATTAGTGATGCATTACATCCAGTAAGGTCTGGTGTTCTTAGTCATATTATATCTCTTGATAAGCAAAAGAAATCTATATTCACTGCTCCTTCAGGGTCACAGGTTAATACAACTCTAAGTGTATGTAACATGGGTGTTGAGGCAGCTGTTGCTACAATAGGTATTTCTAACGGAGCACTAGGTGATTTTGATAGTACTGAATATGTTGAATATAGTAAGAGAATTGAACCAGGACAGACATATACTAGAACAGATATAAAATTAAAAGAAGGACAAACTATTATTGGATTCTCTAATAGAAATTCAATGGTTAGTTTTGTCTGTCATGGACAATTATTTTATGCTGTAAGTGGACTTCTTGATAGTGATGATAGGTATGTCTTAGGGAATGAGAGAGTAACTGGTAATCTTGGCGTAGGTATAACAGCAACATCTAAGTTACATGTTTTGGGTGATAGTAAATTAGATGGAGCATTGAATCTTACTGGAAATCTTACTAGTCAAAGTGAGATTACTGTAAAGGGAGAAAGTACTAATTTATTTTCTAATAGGATTAGAGTTAAAGATAATAATATAGAACTTGGATATTTTACTAGTGGTTCCTTTAGTGGTACTCTTATTGCTGGACAAGATAAGATAAGAGATGTTAGTGATACCTCTAATCTTGTTCCAGGAATAACACTTACAATACCAACACCTGGCACTGTTGTATTTACATCTGGTATTAATACTATTACTTCTATTATTAATGATGAAGTCAATTTGATGAATCCCCTTGGTGGTACGGGATCAGAAAGTAATGTATCTTTCCAACATGATGGACCTACTAATGCTACTGCTGCTGGTGGTGGTATTAAAGTTATGGGTCCAAGTGGATTTGATAAAACTATACAATGGGATCAAACTACCGATAAATGGGACTTTAATACTGGAATAAATGTCTCTGCAAATCAGGATTATAAGATTAATGATGTAGTTGTGCTTGATAATGATCAGGTTTTAGGGTTTGGTATTACACAATCTAATTCATATACTTATCCTGGTGTTGCTGGTGTTAATACTTCATATGTAAGTACAACAAAGGGTGTTGATGATTTAATAACTTCTAGAGCAGGTCAGGTTAGTTTATCAGGATTTTTTGCTGCTGGTTTCTAATCTATGTTATAATAGATACTAAATAATTTTTTAAAACCCAATATCAAGAAATGAATTTTACGATTTATAGTAAAGATGGTTGTCCATATTGTGAGAAAGTAAAACAAGTAATGACGTTGACAAATCTAAGTCATGTAGTGTATAATCTAGAGGACGATTTTACAAGAGAGGATTTCTATGGGGAGTTTGGACAGGGATCTACATTCCCACAGGTAATCTGTGATGACACAGGACAAAGGCATAAGATTGGAGGATGTACTGAAACAGTTGAATTTCTTAGGGAAAAGAAAATCGTCTAAGGCAAGTATAAATAAACCAGATTATGATATTAATCGTGGGTTTGAATTCATCTTAACGGGAGGTAAACCGAAAACCAAACCAGTACATATAACCACACTTAAAATAGGAGGAAGGGACATGTTAGCAATAAGTTTAGTATTTGGATCTTTTCTAACATTATTATTCCTAATAGTGGGAGCCATTGGTGGTTGGGTTGCCAGAGAGTATATGATGAACTACCAAGAGATACCTAGAATACATCCTGAGATGTTTGATGGTAATGGTAATTTAGTTCCCGATGACATTGTAGCATTTAGATTTGAAAATTATGACAACGACAAAGAAGAAGACGACGACTAGAAAGAAGTCAACAACAGCAAAACCTAAAGCACCTGCTGTTCAGAAGGTTCCAGATCTTCCAACAAATCCTTTTGTATTTGAGGTATTTGATGCTGCTTCTAAGATGAGAAGTAAAGCAAAGAAGATAGAAGTACTTTCAAAATATAAGCATCCATCTATAATGGCAGTTTGTATATGGAATTTTGATGAGAGTGTTATATCTCTTTTACCTCAAGGAGAAGTTCCTTATGGTACTAATATAGAAGATGAAACAGCAACAGGAACTCTATCTGAAAAGATTGAGGATGCTGTTAGTAAGATGGGTGAACTTAGAACTACTTCTCTTGGGGCAAATGATCAAGGTAAAGCAAGTATTAGAAAAGAATATAGTAAGTTTTATAACTTTATCAAGGGTGGTAATGATTCATTAACTGGTCTTCGTAGAGAGACTATGTTCATTAATATTCTTACAGGATTACATCCATTAGAGGCAGAAATTCTTATTCTTACTAAAGATAAGAAATTAACCGATAAGTATAAGATTACTAAGGATGTAGTGTCAGAAGCATATCCAGAAATTATATGGGGTGGTAGATCATGACTGAGGAAGTAGCAACAAAAGAAGAGAAGAAATTAGATCCTAAACCAGAGCCTAAGTTTGAACCTTGGAGTAAAGAGGAAAGGGAATCTTCTAAGGACAGATATTGTTGTGAGATTTTGGTTTCTAATGGTAGTCTAGATGATGTTCATTCTAGAAAAGTGCCTACTGATGCTTTTATTATTAAATATGTTGTTAATGATAAGATTATTTTGGATTTAAGTAGAGGTACAAAAACTAAACTCTTTGATATGTACTGGGATAAGTTTAAAGAAGGTTTACAGTCTATAGAGTATGGTAGTGGTACTGTAAATCCAAAACTATGGGGACATCAATCAGCACCACCTAAAAAGAAAAAAAGAAAGGTGTAAACCAAAATCGAACTTTTTTTCCCATATATTCGGTAAAAAAATCGGGCAATTTTTTTGACCTGTAGGGTCGATGTAACAAATTTACATATTGACTTGACTAAATAATTAAAATGTGTTATTATTAACACAATCGTTCAACCTGATACATTCAGGTCGCAAGTAAGCCGACTCGGAACGGATCGTTCATCTTATGGACATACTATTAGCTACACTTTTAACTTGTGAACAGGCGAAGGGAATTATCTCTAAGATATCACCTTCGACTGAATATAGAACCGAATTGGTTCAAATGGTAAGAGGTAGCACTCAAGGATGTTTATGG